ATAACTGATAAAATAAATTCTGCCAATTGTTAATAGAAGGCTGAACCTTGTTCGTCATTCCTAGATAAAACTAGTCTCCCCCCGGTAGGAGGAGTTCATTTGATCTAAGTCAAAACAAGGACCACATAGTTATTAAAATGTGGTGACCACCTTCTACCAGAAACCTGTCCACATGCTGAAACATGCTTCGGGTTTGGGAGAAAAAGGAAAATATACGGCTTAAGCAGGAGGCCCATTAGTTATCCCTGAAAAGTCGCCTTCGGCCTTAATCAGATTAACCGCGTCGAGAGTAGGAGTCGAACCCTGAGGTTTCGGCAACACCAACGCGACGCGCTGATTAGTGACTGAAAGCGAGCAATCAGTTATAGGGACATCTATTGTGCCAGTATCCAATGCTAACGGCAAGAAACGCTTATTGGAAGCGGAAATTGTATAGTCAGTAGAAGAAGTTGCTAAAGCTGGATCTATAGTGATAGGAAAAACTGTTACAGACGTATCACCGTTGGTTGAGGTTGTTAAACCAGTCAAATCAACGTTGACCGCTGTCCCAGTGGGAAAAGTAGAAGTAGAAGTTACATTCTTAATGTCACACATAGGAGGAGGACCTATCATAAAGAAGAAATTAAAATCATCCCCAGCAGACTCAAAAAGAGGTGAAGGCTGTGTTGCAAGAGTACTTCGATTACGATTGCCGCAACGGATGTTGGTTCGAACATCTCCAAGAATTGGAGTTTGATTTGAACCAACAACGTCGCAACGTATGCCTCGATAATACGGCGTACGGACTTCAAACGCATTCGAAACCTGCTGAAGTTGAAGGAAAAGAGGTTGGCCAAACGATTCCGTTTCCGGAACTTCCGTTTGGCTGATAGTGTTTTCGTCAAAGGAAAGAAATGATTCTGCCACTACATTAGCAGTATAAGGAATAAGCTTTAATTGAGAAGAGCCATTATAGAATCTATACAAAAAGGAAACCATGTACCAAGGTGTAGGGAGAATTTTATCTGAAAAATTTAGACGCGACATAACTCTTGCGCCACTAGTGGGTTCTTCCACCATGTGTCTAGTACGAAGACCGATAAAATTATCTGTTTGCTGAAGTTTTGCAAACAAACCATATCGCTTCATAAGAGAACGCAGGGAAGTGAAGTACTCACCAGTAGTTTGTGCAGTTACATCTTGTGTTGTGTGTGAGGGAACGAGAAGATTCTCGTCTGTTGGAACAAAAACCGTGCCAATATCAGACTGAGCATATCTACTTTGGAAGCCAGGAGCTAGGTTCATCACAGGCCGGGCAATTTGGTAGTCATCTCCACCACTATGAGCGATGTAAAAAGTTACAGCGGACGCAGTGGTAGGGGGACTAGACAAATCAACCAACGAGTAAATAGCCAAACAACCTGTCTTGGTATCCAACGTAGTAGCATCTGGTCCAGGATTGTCAGGGTTTTTAGTTCGTTTATATGTTTCACGCCAATCAGTGTTACTGATGAAAGGAACAGAAATTCTAAAAGTTGTTCTGCCCATTTCATCTTGTCTATCTTTTAGATTACAAACTACATTATAATTAGTATTAAGCAATTCGCCGAGCTCACCGGGAACGTCTGCAAGGTTGGTTTCTGGAAGGAAAACAACTGCAAAACGTCCCTGGTGATAAGGTGTCTTGACGATCATAATATCATAATTGATGGTTCCCCGCCAAAGGGTACCCATCATACTAGCATACGCAAAACTCCCAAGATATAAAGTTTGGGTATCTTCCGTATTTTCGTATTGATATTGTGATAGTGGAGACACCTCCCAAGCAGTAATAAGTTTACGCGCAGTGAAAAGTGTTTCGTCAGCAGTTTGAGCATGGAAATAGTTGGGTCTCCCGAAAATATAGCTGAGGTTTAACTCGTCTTTAGTTTCGGGAATAAAAGAGGACCCATCTATGCCATTGTCTTGAAGCAAAGCAAGAGTAGTAGCATCATCATTACCTTCCGTATGAATAAGAGTAGAATTTGGTTTAAGAACAGAAATAGTCTGAGAAACGATACTCGTCGGTTTTGACCATCCAAAAGTGGCAGCAGTTTTACCTACCGCACGAGAAACCCAAGCAACGGTTGACGCAATGTTT